GGGTATGTAGGTGCGGCCGGTGATTGATTATTGATAACACCAGTTACTATATTGAATAAATTAGTAACAGTTGTTGATTGACCACTGCCATCGGCCCAACTAGCATTTTGTGCTTGGTTAGTAATTTTACCGGCAACACTTTGACTACCAATAGTACTGTTGGCAAAACTTACACTAGATGTTGTACAGTTTGTAACAGTCCAGAATCCGTTGTAGCCAGTTGGAGTCATACCTTGAACAGTAATAACTTGACCAATACTGTATGGAGCAACTGATTGAGTAGCAAATGTTAATGTAGCAACAGTACCACTACCACTTGCTCCTGTTGTAGCAAGATAATTGCCGCTTGTTGGAACTACAGAACTGTTACTAACAACAGTTGTAGTTACATTCAATGCATGACCTAAACCTGCAACACAAGCCGCTATATGACCACTAGCTAGTTGGCTAGTATTATTGGCAATATACTGGTTAGCCGCTTGAGTAGTTGCGCTATTGCCACCATAAGTTATATCATAAGCAATAGCTTCTAGTACATAAGTTACATCTCGTATACTACTTGTAGTGCTGTAACTAACACTTGAATAGTTAGCATTGATCCATGCGTTTACTTCGGCAGTAATAAATGGTATGTTAGCTATAATAGCCGCTTGTGCATGGCCTGCACTACTGCTTAATCCGCTTGGATTTGTAAATGTTGGAGTAGTACGACTACTGATACCATTCTTGATTAAATTTAAAATAGTATTGATTAATGTAGTAATAGTAGTTTGTTGTAGACTACTATTAATGATCGGATAATTAGAATTTACATAAGTTACAGCACTAGATTCTAATGTAGTTGCCGCCGCCAGTATTTGAGTAGCCGCAGTGGTTAACGATGTGCTTACTCCACTAGTGGCAGTTATCGCGCTAACACTTGGATTTGGCTGACTTACGCTATTAACAATACCTTGTATTGTACCGATGTTAGTATTAATGCTAGTACCGGCAACACTACCGCCTGTTAATGTGCTATTAGCATATTGAATTACGCCAGTTTGATATAGCGTAACTGGAGCATTGTTGTTGATAATAGCCTGTGCTAGTGTATTGATATAACCAATTGCGGCTACTGTACCGGCTTGCTCATAGCTTTGAATTTGGTATGTGCTATTGATCCAATATTGTAAACCAGCATATACACTTTGAGTGTTACCACCATACATTAAATCATAACATAGTGCCCATACAATATATTTTACATCTCGTTGGCAAGTTGTTTGACTATAGGTTAGTGTAGGATAGTTAGCTAGTAAGTAGGCAACAATTTCAGCTTGTATAAATGAAATGTTGTCTAACAATAATGTTACAGCACTAGCTTGTCCTGTTGTTGTAGTTCCTGAAATTCCAGGGAATGTTGGTGTAGGTATTACTCCAGTAACAATTTGATTAATTATATTGTTAATAATTGTAGTAACACTTGCTTGAATACTTGTACTAGCAGATACGGCTGCCACAGAGGAATTAATTGTAGCGGCTAAATTGGTCAATACACCGGCAATTTCACTAAGGCCAGTAGTGTTAGCTTCCATACTACCAGTAGCAGTTGCTAGACCTAGAACAGTTCCGTTAGGCTGACTGCTAACTTGAATTGTTGAGCCGTCGATAATATTAGTAATATAATAAGTGTAGCCAGAAATAATATTACCAAAACTAGTTCCAGTGAATATAATTGGGTTACCAACTACCATACCTAATGTACTAGCTATAGTAATTCTATTACTTGTTCCAGTTAGTGTAACTGGATTTTGCGGTGTAGATGTAACTGTTACGTTACCTGGATTGCTAACAGTATATGTACCTACACCGCCATTAGCAGTTCCAAAACCAGTAATAGTAACAGTACTAGAAACTCCAGTTCCGGTAATAACCATACCAATAGTAAATGTACCAATAATACTACCGGTAATGGTCATAGTAGTTCCTACTATAGAACCAATAGTCGAACTGGCAAGACCTGTTGTAGCTGTAACTGCTTGATTAATAAGAGTTGCACTAGTGCTTAGTCCAGTATTGGCGTACTTGAATCCTAAAGCAACTTGAATACTTTGGAAGTTGCTACCAAGCTCTAAATCATAGCACAGAGCGCTAATAACTTTACTAATGTAAGTTTGTAAATTAGCTGTACTATAAGAATAGGCAGTGACTTCAGTTTGAATATAATTAAGTGCCGCAGTAATCTGTGCAACAGCACTACTTACATCACTATTGTAACTGTCAAATAAAATACTAGCTTGTGTAGTACTATTAAAATTTGTACCTAATGCAAGGTCGTAACCGATACCGTTGATAATATTTTGGAAAATATTTCTGTAACGAGTTTGGTCGAATGTGAATGTGTTAACATATTTTTGATTCAAGTAGGCAATAGTTTCTGCTTGGATGAATTTTTTATTGGATTCTAATAAGCTAGCGGCATCCAAATATTCTTGCAAAGCATAATTGCCCCCAGTGAATGATACACTGGTAATTTGACTCTTATATTGTGTTGGGCCAATAGTATATGCAAGTGTTTGGCGATATGGACCAGGTTCTGTAAATGCTGTACTGATTAAATTCTGTGCTTGAAGCAGTGCGGCACCAACAGTTTTATAAGCATATTGTGGAGCACGGCCGTTACGTCCAGCCGGTACATTACGTTGCGTATCATCGCCACCTGTACTTACATATAAATTTGTACCACTGTAATGTGTATTGTTATCAACATAAAATTTAGTTGCGGCTTGTAAGTCATCGCTGCCGTTTCTGATACCAAATCCACTCATGCTTCCAGGATGGTCACTCAACTCTAACGTACCAGTCATACTATCGCCATCACGCAATACTGCATGTTGACGTTGGACAGCTTCTGTAGCTACATAGTTACCGCTTAGATTAGCATTGTAATCTGGGTCAGTTGTTTGTGGAGTAGTTGGCATTGCACGTACACGCAGGGCTCCTGCAACTGTACCGTTAATAGTTTGTAGGAAATTGTTGTTAGCATAGTTAACTGTAACAGGTAATTGCCCTAGTGTTGTAGTAATACCCTGGTTGGCATACACAGCATTGAATGTTGCCACCAACGACGCACTTGGATCAGCCAAACGGCCAATAGTAAACAAGTTTGCATTAATTGGAGCACCCATACTTGGCGCAGGATCTGCAATAAGACCAGCCGCAGTACTGGTAATTTTAACCTGTTGGTTGCTAGTAGTGTCAATTGTAATTCCAGTACCAGCTACAAGATTACGAGCTGTTAAACTGTTACCAGTTGTGCTAGCCATAATAACTTGGTTAGCACTATAGCTTTGACCTTTAACAATACCGTTAGTTGTAAGTGTGCCAGTGGTTGTATTATTAACTGTAATACTGGTAGTAGTTGCAGATGTTATGATAAAATTACCATTATAGCCGGTTGGATTACAGCCTGTAATAGCAACGTTTTGATTAATATTAAATGGTAGACCCAGACCTGGATTAGGATTGGTAAAATAATAGGTAACTTGTGATCCGTTAGCACTTACTGTGGTAAGTGTAAATCCTGCAGAACCTGGAGCATCTGCTAAGTTGCCAAATTTAATAAATCCACCAACACCAAATACAGCATACAGTTCGTTAAAGTTAGCATTAACCTTATTAAACGATTCACGAATACTGTCGCCAGTACCGTCATTACCTTGTATACCAATATCAATAATTTGTTGTGTCATCTTTTATACTCCAAAACTGCTTCCGCAGCCGCATGTGTTTGTTGCGTTAGGATTCTTTATAGTAAAATTGCTACCCATTAGCTCTTCTTTATAATCTATCACTGCACCATTTAGATATGTCATACTCATGGCATCCACAAGTAGTTTAAATTCATCTAATGGAATTTCAAAATCGTCTTCGTTTGCTACTTCATCTAGGGTAAATCCATAGCTGAAACCTGCACATCCACCGCCTTGGACAAATGTACGTAGTGCTAAATTGGGGTTTCCTTCTTCGTAAAGGATATCTTTGATCTTTGTTTTTGCTGAATCTGTAATTGTAATCACACTTATAGCCCTCGATATGATATTTATCAAATGCTTTTTATAATCTTAATGTAAATAAGTGTATGTACTTGGGCATGGAATATCAACAAACTCAACACATACGTACAAGTAAAAAGGGTAATTACCACAGTTACTTTAGAAAAAAACGTATTGTGATCTTTCGTTGCGACTGTTGCCAGGGAATTTTTAAACGTGACAAGGGCGACGTAGACCCTAAGCGTTTAGATAATAATTATTACCATGTATGCGGTAATTGTGATGCTAAGAAGTTTGCCCAGAGTAAAGGCGTAGAAGCTCGGCGAGTTTGGGATATGCCAGTTAGTAGTCTTAAGACTCTAGACCAATTTTAGATTTAATTGCGCTAGCTACAGCACCGTAACTTGTAGGATGTAGTTTGTCTGCGGTACTTGATATTTGTGCTAAATCAACAGAATCATCTCCGACAATTGCTGTAGAAACATCCTTAGCGGCGCTTCTATTAAAAGGTAGTATCCAAATGTATCGTTTAGCTTTTAGAGCAGATTTAATATGTGCTATATTCGAAATAGTAGCTTGAGGATTATTATTTTTGCCGCCATTAGCTAGCGGATAATCGTTTGTTCCAGCACTTACTATTGCTAAATCTGCACCTTGTAAGTCTGGATTAGACATAACAGCAGACAAAATTGCTTTAGTACTGCGCCCGACTACAGCATCGGTATGTGCAGTAGGAAACAACTTACTAGTACCGAGCGCTATACTATCACCTACTACAACTATTTTAGAAAACTTACTCTCTGAAATAACCTTTGTAAACCCAATTCTAGAACTAATAACATTCCAGTTGATAATTTTCCATTGATTAGCTAGATAGCCTTTCTTATCTGCTTGATAATCCAATACGAATGCGTGTTCCCACCAGTCAATTAACAAGACAATATCCATCTTAATTTCGTGGTTCTTGATTGTTTTGATTTCGCCTCTATGCGACAAATAGACCCATCCACTACCTTGCACTGCCATAGCTTCTTTTTGAAACTTATCTTTAAAGTTATCAAAAGTTTTAAAGTGCTTGGTAATAAATTCGCCAGCAGATCCATCTGGCTTGTTAGAACCTGCGGGTGCTTGAAATTGTGTAAAATAAATGTCGTGTAAAAAGGCACCTGCTTCATTAAAATCAGCATCGCCTTCGCCTTTATTAAATCTGTCCACATAGGCTTTGTACAATTTACCGTAATGATAATCTATAGTATCTTCGCTAAGACTAGGCTCTAAATCATCGCGAGCATAGGGCAACTTTGTTTGGACTAAAGTTTTAGGAGTCTTACCTTCGTTAAATGTAATGTGGCGTATAAAGTTGTACATAGTGTATTTATTCGGTATAAATATCATGGAGGATAAAACACTATGATTAAATTTATCAAAAGTTTCTTTAAAAAGAAGGAAGACCCAGTTGCACCTTACAAGGTAGAAACACCAGTTAGCCCTGTAGCCGACGATGTTACTCGTGCAATGTTAGAGTCTATTCCAGCGCCAGTTCCTGCTAAAAAGCCCGCGGCTAAAAAAGCTAAAACGACTAAGCAAATAATTGAGGAAAATCCTAATTACTTGCCAGAAACCAAAGCTAAAAAGCCACGTGCTCCTAAAAAGCCTAAAGCAGAGTAAGAGCCTTAGCCTGCTCGTATAGAGCGAAACTAGCTAAGTTTTTGCCTTTGCTTTCGCACATGATATCGTGCGAGTTTAAAAAGCTCAAAGCCCATTCATTCGTAGATGTATTCCAGTAAAAGTCCGAATGTGCTCTGAGCTTTTGCTTTTTGTATCCGTCTAAAAGTAGTTGGGCATGAACAGGTGCGGTAGTCCGGTCATGCTCCACAAGATAATCTTCACGACTAACTGAATAGTGACAAGTAGGCCGAACACCACGCCAACTATCAACAACACGTTTAACACGGTCATCGTTGGCGTCAATATACTCTCCTTCCCGAATCCAATGATGATGTATATCAAGGACAATAGGAACAAGGTCGCTAATGCTAAGGCAATCATTTAACCCCCACGAGTTTTCTTCGTTTTCGATAGTAATACAGTTTCTTGCTTCTGGCGATAGTCGTTGGTATGCACGGCGGATACCTTCTGGACCTTGTTTACCGGAGATGTGGACGTTGATCTTGAAATCCTGAAAGGACTTGCCGTAACCCATCCAACGTGCCATATCCGCATGATATTCGAATTCCGCTATCGACCGTTCGACAATGCCTGGGTTATCACTTGCCAAAACTGTAAATTGACCAGGATGCATAGACAAGCGAATACTGCTATCGAGAGCAATGTCGCCCACTCTCTTAAAGTGGGTTTCGGCGTATGATACAACGTCAGGTTTACGCCAATAATCAGCAAAGTCATCGTGAGTATAAGCAGGGAGAATGTCACTGCTAATCCTAAACATCCGAAGAGAAGGGTCAAGGGTGCTAACACGCTCTACCAACTTTCTTGTTGCTTCGATATTGCCTACCATTAGGTCCCATAATCTTTGCTCCGCGACATCTCTTGATTGTTTATTTAACCAAGAAATAGTAGTTGTGCCAGTGTTGTATTGTTTGGCATCGTCATCTTTGCCAATACCGTCGACCTGATGAGGATGGTCAATCCATTTACATGCGAAGCCTATACGTTTCATTACCAATGCCTTATGACGCCTAAGATTATAAAAGTGTTTGTAAGTACATATGATAACACAATTAAGGTACGAATGCAAGCAATTCGGTCCGATTCTTTATCCGTATTGCCTGTTTTCTCACCTAATGCTTTGGCCCAAAGGCGCCAAAAATACTTAACCTTCGTACGTAGCTGAATTACCAGCATGTTCAAATACTTCAACTGATTTAATTCTTACTGTTGGGTTTAAGGGATAACGATGGTTGCCATTTACTAGCAAGTCTGCCATTTTGTCATAGCACATTTTGGCAAACAGTTCGCAACCTACTCCAGGTACAATACGCAGGTCGCACACCCCTGATCTACGATAGGGTTCTGTTTGTACACGATCTGGATTGCCATCGTGTTCTGGATTTGAACTCCAGCCTGCCATAGCTTTGAATCGATCTAACAATGGATCGTCTTCGGCAATTACTGTAGTATGATCAAACATATAGTCTGCCCAGGCTTTGAATTCTTTAAGTCCGCCAAAGTCCATACCCCAGTTCTTTTCGTCTAGTGTATCGCATTCAAAGATTAGTTTGATACCAATCGAGTATCCGTGTAGTAACGAGCAGTGGCTATGTGTGGCACGCCATTGTCTAAAACAGCATGAAAGTCCGCGGTCGTTACCGTATGTTTTTGTTGAATAAAATTTTGCCATTGTCTTCTCCTAAAAGTAGCAATGACATGCAGAGTTTATATTGCGGGATGAATGCCTAAGTCCGCATAGTATAATTATACAGACTTATTTATAGAAGTCAACTTTACTGAGCGGCAATTTGTCCAAAGCCCGACCATTGTCCAGGTGTGCCTGTTGCTACACATACCCATCCGACATAGTCGTCGGCTTTTGGTTCAGCGTTCCAGCAGATGTCCCCAACTACGTAACTTCCGGTAGTAGGAGCGGCAATGTGTGTGGTAAAGCGTTTGCCACCAATACTAACATCTCCATTTACGCTAAAGTTCAAACTAGGATCTGGGTTGTTAATACCAACACTTAGTTTGCCAAATACTTTTACTGGCTTAGACTGTAGTGTATTATCTCCAATGCTGATTTGATTATGGTCACCGTAAATAACTTTTGCAGTAGCTTGTGTTAAAGATACAGTATTATTAAAATTCAATCCTGCATTTGTTATTTGTAAACTGTTAACACCATCGTTGAATACGATGTCTGTAGCTGTAACTAGACCATTTACTTGTAGTTTACCCAGTAAAGTAGTATCACCTGTAACTGATAAACTATGTAGTGCGCCCACACTGGTTAGACTAGATTGTACTACAGTTGGACCTAAAATAGATTCATTTAAAACAAACTGCCCATTGGCATAGTAGCCTTTGCCTAAACCAATGTCAAAACTTTCACTAGAGTACAAACGATCAGGACCGCTAGACATAACCAATTGACGTGTAGCACCTGTGCCAGTCCATTGTATACCCAATCCGTAGATACTTGTGTCAGCTGTTGCTGTAAATTGTAGCGGATGTGTACGGTCAATTCTATTGTCAGTTACAATATTAGTAGCAGTTAACGTACCATAGACGTTAAGAACACCGCCGCCTCTATACTGATCGCCAACATTAACTTCGCCGCTTTGTTTGATTGTAACACGTGATAAGCCATCTGTAATGATACTAAAATCGTGACTGCTATCAGTTCCAACGTAAGCACCTGTAATATTAGGACTGCCTAATACAATGCTTATATTGTTTTCTAAAATATTAACTGCGGCACTAGGCTCGTCTGTGCCAATGCCTAATCGATTAAATGTACTGCTAAAGAAAGCAAAATTACCTAGTCTAGTATCGCCGCTTACATTAAGATTAACCAGTGTACCCAATGCACGTAGTTTGCTGTTAACAATAGTGTCGCCCAAACCACTGCTAGTAATTACTGGAACATTGTCTATCTTGTAAGTTTGATCTGGGCCTGTATCAAAACCACTACTTGCCCATAAACGTCCGCCTGTTCTATACTGTAATTGTGTTGCACCATTAGGCCAACTCCAGCTAAAACCTTGTCCGTTTAATTCTTCTTCACTAGCGGCTTGCCAATTGTTTAGATTAGAACCGTTTTCTGTAAGTATATTTCTTACATTAATAGTATCGGCTGTAATTGAACCGTTAATAGTATAGTCGCCATTGTGCGTAAATGAGCCTGTAGTATTGGCTAATTCAGTATTAATTAACTGTACAATGCCGTCTTGAATTGATAGTTGGGTCATGGATAAACACTCTCTTTGGAGTATTTATCCACGATTTGCTCTACATTACTGCACTTTCAACAGTACTGTATCTTCGTTAATGCGTCCATTCATCTTAGTGTCTGTAGCATTAATGTCTTCCAAGAACTTGCGTAGTTGGACTTTGCCTGCTGACTTAAACTCTTTGAGCTTGTCTTCGGGCTTACGTACAGTCTTTTGAACGCTTTTGAATTCGTCAAATCCTGTAATTGTAGTTCCCTTAACACCCAAGTCGTTAAACTCTGCGGCAATGTATTTGCCCAATTTACGTGTCTTAGTGTTAAACACCCAAAGTTCCTTTGAACCAATAATGTCCGCAGGGTTAATGGACACTAACTTAAGAGGCTCGTTCGATTTCATGTACTTGAGCTTGGCAACCAATTTGTCTTTAGGTACAACTTTAGTTTTACGTGGCTTACGGTTAACTTTGGCTTCCTGTGCCAACATATCACACGCACTCATAATCTCTTGGTAAAACGCAATCAAATTACGAATTTGCTTCTTTGTACGGTGGCTATAGCCCTCTTTAAGCTGTTCATCTGCCTTGCCGCTAGCCAACTCTTCAAGTTCAGCTAAATCCCTGCTGTAGAGGGTTTTAATAAGTCTAGCATGGGCGGCTTTGACTTCTTTGCCCTTGAGCAAGTTCAAAATTTTGAACGCTTTTGGATCAAAATTTTCTGGGTCCGTTTGGAAGCCTTCAATAGCATCTTCCAATTCCTCAGTCATTTTGTAAGCAGATTCTTTAACACGCTCTTGAATTGTAGGCTGTACTACTAAGGGTTTAGTTTCCTTAGCTTCTGTTTCTTCAATATCGTTTTTACCTGCTTCAATAACTTCTACAATCTGCTCACGCAACCAAACAGTTGTATCACGACCTTGATTAAAGTCTGCTCGAACTGCGGGCATACCGCGAAGTAAACAACTTGCAATGGCGCCCATAGTAACATTGGTACGTCCATCTTTGGTACGCTTGTAAGCGGCGATATCTTCTTTAGTGCAACCAACAGTAGCCATCCATTTTAGAACTGCGGGCTTCAAATCCTTACCGCTAAATTCCAAACGGTAGTATTGCATGGCAGTATGCCAGTGTCGCAGAAATTGTTCAGCAGTCATAGACTCAGCATTGTCCCAAACTGGGCTGTGATCTTTTACTGCTCGTGTACGATGCGCAATTACCTGCTTTTTGGTAACGCGAGTTTTGGTAGCTGTTTTAGCCAATTTCAACTCCTGCTTTGTTTAACATGTATATATTATAGCGCCGTCTAGCTATTCTGTCAAGTTCTGAATACCCTTCAAATACTTGGCTTTTTCGGCATCTCTTTTGAGCATAGCTTCTAAAAGAACTTTTGGATCGTTTGGATCTTGTTGTTTTTCTGCAACAATAGGTATTATATTTTTTCTACGACGATTATGTACAGTTTCTCCAGTTTGGTTGTCTGGGCTAATCCAATCCGATATATTACCTGCCATGTTTATTGTTTCACTAAATGATTTATCATATTGCGAAGTTTCCCAAGCGTACACACTTGATTTAGTTTCATCCAATGCACGGTGGTGGTCAAACTTATGTATCAATTTCAAATCGTAAGATCCGTCAGATTTTATTGATATACTAAAATCGGCAGTGTAATCATTTGTTAACCAACTACCAAAAGTAGCAACATCTGAAGATGGATCAAATCTTACAAAAATATCCCCCGAACCAAAATACAAATATATTGCGTAAGCTAATGAGAGATATTCATTAGCAAGGCCAAGATTGTTTGTAAATTGTTTTAGATTTACAAAATTATCGTAAGTACAATATTCTTTACTTTGTCCTAGATTTGACACACTGTAAAAACTATTAATATTTGAATACTTTTGACTATTAACAATAGTTGACCCGGCATGCGTTTCTAAAATATCCAACCAAACATGCAATAATTTTATTCTTATAAATCGATGCAGAATAGTATTTTTAAATCCATCAGTCCACCAAGTACTTAAAAAAGTTTTATCACTTAATCTATCTTCACCGACCATCCCGTATACTTTCCAATCTGTATACATATGACTAGCAGTAGCAGGCCCTGCTCCAAAACCAGGACTAATAGCTCCTATATGAGTTCTAGCATTTGATATTAGTTGCAAACTGTGTAAAAAATCTATAGGTTCTTCTGTAGGAAACCCAACCATCCAGTTAACATGATTAAACAGTCCTACTTCTGCACCATCTCTTAGATTGTTTTCAATTTCCCATATTTCAATTTTTTTACGCATATCAAGTAAGACTTTTTGACTACCTGATTCTACACCGTAACTTAAACATGTACAACCACTATCTCTTATTTTTTCAATAAAAGCCTTATCCATGCGACCGTCACATCTTACATAACTGTTCCATCTAATATCAATTTCTTTTTCTAATACTAAATCGATCAATCTTCTAAAATTTTTAAGATTTCCGTTAGCTAAACTATCTACAAACCAAAAACGTTTAACTCCAAATTTTTTAATTTGATGTTCTATTTCTTCTATAACACGTTCAGGTGTATTACTTCTAAATTTCCAAAAATATGTTTCAGCACAAAAACTACATTCTGCTATGCATCCTCTAGATGTTTCTATACTAACACCATCTGGATGTTGATAGTTAGATAAATTATAATCTGAATAATCTGGGAAAGGCAATTCTTCTAATTTTAATCGACTGTCAGTTGTGCCTATTCGTTGTCTTAGCGGAAATGTTTCTGGTAAGTTATCTAGTAGATCTATCAGGGTACCTTCGGTTTCACCTACGAAGAAATAATTAAAAGGCAAATCAAATATAGTGGATCCAGTTAATGTTTCGGGCCCACCGGCTATGAAACATGTTTCAGGCAGTTTTTCTTTTAATTCATTAAACAAGTATTCTACAGCAAATAAATTAGTATTATAAACACTAAATCCAATTACTCGGGGGCTGTCTTCAACTAATTGATCAATAACTCGATCAAACAAGGGTTTTAAATGTGGCAATACTTTTTCAAAGAAATTTTGTCTATTAGTCCAGAGAAAATATTTTTCACCTCTCCAATAGTCTTCTCCTACTTCTTGTTTAATAACATGATACGATTCTATGTTTAAATCATATACTTTGGTACTGTAATTGTAATGCCTGATCAACCCCACAAGTTTTGCTAGATTATAGGGAGGAAATAATATACCCCAGGCTGGCGCCATAATCATTGCTACTCGGAATTTATCTGTTTCGTCCCAAGGTTTATCAAATATGTCAAACTTTGTATTTTTTGTTTCAAAATTTCCTAGATGACTATTAGCATGATTAATGTTATCTTTTTCTAGGATATGTTCGAGTATAACCTGATCTCTGTCTTTATTAAGATTAGTCATGGTACAAGAGCAGCCATATTACCTAATTTGACTTGCTCATTTTTAAAAATTGGATCTTTAAGAATTTCTATTAATTGAGATCTCTCAGGATGGTTGTCCTGCCAAATAGCCATAGTTTTAAATTGTTCATCGCCTATATGCCACCACTGTGCAATTAAGTTAGTCCAAATTACCGGTTTAGATTTAAAACCCATTTGCCATTCTACAAAGGGTTTAAGTTCCATATAGTTGTCTTTTTGAACTATTAGATTACTTTGCCAACCATTTATATTTGGAAAACATCCATCTATAATCATTTGATCTAACAGGTCTAAATTCTTTTGTAGACGTTTAAAGTTTCCGTTCTTACGAACAATTTTGTAAGTTTCTTCTGTTGCGGCATCTACGCTTATATTAACATAGGCAATATGCGGCCACAAAGGTTTTATAGCGTTCCAATTTTGCTCTGTCATCATAACTCCATTAGTTTGGAGATTAATGAATAAATTAGGAGGTACAGGCTTGCTGGCTAACTCTTCTAGGTAACTCCAGTACAAAGGACTAGCAAATGGGTCACCACTACCTGTAATACTCAGTACAACTTTTGGATACTGTGATATTAGCAGGTCGACAAGTTGTTTTACACGCTCATGTATACGTACGGCTTGTTGCGCTTTATAATCCGTAAGATCTGTAGGATCCCATACAATAAGGCCGTGCCTGCAACTTGGACATTGCAAATTACAACTAGGGTCATAACTAAAATATACATCTACCGATCTATGGGCTAGATAGTTATCTAAGTTTTCTATCGGAACAATATCCCAGTAGTATTCTCTTTTTTGATTATGTAATAAAGAATTTAGTTGCGGGCATTGATCGTTACATTCGGTAAATTTACCCTGACGCATATCGTCTTGTATACGGCGTCTGTCCATATTATTAAGGACTTCCTCCGCACTATCAGTGAGTAAATCTCCAACCCAAGTGGGTAACCAAGTTTGGCAACATGCACTAATCTTTCCGCTCATGTGTATTTCAATGTGCCTAAAAGGTGCGGCACACGCATGTCGGGATAATACTTCTTCAGGATTACCGTAAGCAGATTCAGGTTTAATAAGATATTTGGCCATTAACTTAGAATTTCCTTTAGTTCGGGAATAGTATTTAATGTATCTTCTCCACGCATTTTATCTACAGTAGCAGTAAAGTTTTTAAATTCTTCTAACCATTTTATATTTTGTGGTTTTTCCAAATGCCAGAATAAATGTAAAAACAAATGTCTGATATCCGTATTATATTTCATACGATAGTCAACAATATAATTTTCTAGTCGCTGTCTAATTTCTTTTCTATAACTATCTGGTAATATGCTTACGTGGAATCTAGGACTATACTCTACTACGTTAATTGAAAAATTAAGCATACGCTCGTAATCTTTTTTAATAACACCTATTTCAATTAGACGATCAAGTATTTCTGGAATTCTGAATACATTCATGGCACTGACAGTAATACTAGGACGTATGTGTATCTTAAGTTCATTTACTGCCCTTAAGTTAGCTTCTACATTAGCCCAATTAGTTCCGCTACGTATTAGTTCTGCTCGTTCATCAATTTCATCTATGCTGGGCCATAACCAGATTCGTTGCCCCCATTTGCGCCAATAATCTAATACATTTTTATCTTTATAAGTTAGTTTGCTTAAATTACTATTATAAGTTAAGATAACATTGTATCTCTGTGCTTGGTCTAGCATTTCTAAAATTTGCCAGTGTTCGTCCATAAGTAATGGCTCACCGCCTGCAAAGTAAATTTTTTCTACAGTATCGATGTATTTTTTAAGAAAGTCTACGTTAGTAGCCTCACCAACATTTTCAATTTCAATTACTTTTCTATCATTAGTAATCCAACCTAATCGTTCTGCATCTGGCAACCATGAACTACTAAACTCGGGACCACAAGTTCGACATTTGTAATTACAAAGATTACTAAATCTAAAATCCCAATATTTTAAATCTACTTGGTCAACATGGCCATCGGGTGCAGTAATAATAGGAATATCTGCTAATTTTTTATTAAAATATTTGTTATGATTTAATCGTGTACTGCCACCACCGCTACGTTCTGATTCAAAGCATTTAGAACAAATCTTAGGTTCAATACCATTAATCATGTCCTTGCGGAGATTTTTCATGTAATCTCCATTCCAAATTTCTTCGATAGTCTGTGTAGTTAAATCGCCTGCATATTCTTTATAATCACTAGTCATGCAACAGTGATATACTTTACCGCGAGGAATAATGTTTAGGTGTACCCAAGGAATAGCACATATAGTATTTGAAGTCATACTGTACTTATTAAGTCCAAAGACTCTGACGAATTTTTATTAGACGAATCATCATAGCTTCGTCTTCTGCTTCGTAAGCCTCTTCCATCTTGTGCATTTTGTCCATGGCAATCTTGCTCATTTCGGCAAGCTCAGGACTTTTGTCACCGCTGAAACTTAGTCGACCACCATTGGCCATTCGTGCGGCTTCACAGTAAGCAGTCCAGCCACTTGCTTCCATCGGCTCTGGACGATTTCGATAGACAGTAGTCCACCAAATATAAAGCTCGATAATCTCACGAGCGGCTTTGGCTTGATGTGTCAGCTCTGGAGTTTCACCTTCTTCGAGAAACTCGCTGTTGTCCAAATCTTTAGCCCAATTCAAATAAGCCATACCAGCTTCTGGACAGCGCCATGTGCGCCAGCGCAACCAGCCACTACGCCACCAAGGAGTTTTGAACTTCTTACGTTCTTCGGCATTCCACATTACATAGTGCCATGCTTGTTCGATTTCCACGAAGTCCACAAGTTCGTTAAAAAGACAAGGGAGAAACCGATTACCAAGGTCACTCCAACGGCCAGGGCGGATATCACGAGGATGGGCAGTAAGGGCATGAGCCTTAGAAACCCAGCGGTTGTTAATGTAATACCTGACATCATTTAATCTCTCCGGAATATAAAGTAAGATGCCTTGGATGTTGTCTAACAATTCTTCGGCAATCCAATAACGCACAGGATTGTAACGCTCTGCTTCATTGCGCCACTGATCCCAATCTTCGCTGGTCTTTGCGCCACCCTTAGGGGTACCGCGAACCCAGTCTGCAAATTTTGTACAACTCCAATAATTTCTCATATTACTTCCTTGTGTAATGATGTATTACGCTCTTGCACATCATCATCTGTACAGCCGACAGGCTTACCATTGTCATCTAAATAGGTAGTACCCCAAGTGTGTCCATTGTGCTCAAACTCGACATATACTTGTCCATAGGCACAAAACCTATGAGTATGTATATCGTCATTGAATGAGTCCTGCAACGGCCATACAATTAGGACTACTAGGATAGCTAGTAGGAACCAAAATACTCGTTTGAATTTATCCCAGTTAAATTTTTTCACCAGCTTGGAATCCTCTAAATCCTTTGAATCGTGGAAAACGTAAACTATACGTTCCATCTTGATTTTGTGTAATAGCGTCAGCTCTTACCTCGACGATATTACCAAGTAGTTGATTACGTGAATCCCAAAAAGAATCACGATTGCTATCAGTAAAACCTGAACCCACATTAACTTTGATCGCTTTTCCATCATCAATTCCTTCACATACAAACGCACCAAGTCGACCTACATTCTTGCCTGTGCCTTCTTCAACAGCAACAACAGACAAGGATACTTCGATAAATGGCTTTAACTTGAGCCATGCTACACTACGCTTACATTCATAAGGAGCCTGTGGATCCTTGATCATAATGCCTTCGTAGCCGCCATCAATTGCTTTTTGGTTAATTTCTTTAAAACGCTTTTGTCCTTCAGGTGTATCCAAGTCAACAAGTTCATTAGCAACATAGGTAACACTAGGCAACAGGGCCTGATTAGTTTCTACCCAAAATTTAACCATACTGCTACGAGTAGCTTGATCTTTGTTGTAGATGCCTTTCTCAAAGTCTTCTAATGGCAGTACATCAAACAAGTTAAGAACAGCATCACCTGCTTCTACATTGTCCTTGCGGTGTACCTGCTTCATCAAGTCTTGGAAACTGCTAGACATAATCTCGCCGTCTAGGACAACATCCATGCTCTTGCTAGAACCTTTTTGTTTAATTACAGAACTGATCTGTTCTACAATATGTGGAAAATTGTTAAGCTCTTTGCCGTTACGACTAAACATATCAACACGGCCGTCGGCACGGACAACAGTAATAACTCGTACTCCGTCAAGTTTGACTTCGATAAGTTTCTTCCCAGATACCTTAGTCTCATGATTAGCGGAGTCATGAGCAAGCTGGCACCCAAAAATAGGAATAGCATATTTCGCATATTTCTTCTCCACTACTTTGTTAATTGTTTTTTCACTTACACCACAGCGCAAGTCTTTGATTAAAATTCTACGATACCATCCATTCCACTCTTTCTTAGTGGCACTCTTCATTAAGGATGCAATGACATCCCTGGCAGTATTTCCGGTGACATTACGAGTAACGAAGCCAGTAAGAGCGAGAGTAAAACTATCCCAAGGTAACCCAGCACCATCTTCATCTGTTTTCTCCGGTATTTGTTTAAGTCCAAAAGTAATCATTGGATCTAGTGCTAGGCGACACCCTTCAAAAAACTCATCATCGCCATCCTGGGCAATGACTTCAATTATGCCTTCTTTGTTCAAACGGCTTGCATGGGATTCTAATGCCCAAATATGGCTAGCGCAACGACTCATTTTAGCTCCAATAATTTACTGTACAATGTGTATTATACAGAGTAATTATCAATAAGTCAAGTAGTAGTTAGTTCTAAATGGTTTGCCTTCATAGGCATTTTCCAAATTACGCATGATTAGATTTCTCATTCTGCGTATGATTGGATGGTTATGGTTCCAGTTGAAAGTTTTCAAATAGTAGCACCATGTACTATTTTTATGTCTACGGCAATCAAATGAATCTAAATATTTGCCAATAGTGTTTGGATCATAGCCAAAACGGTCTAACAGTTCACAAGCGGCATTAAACGAATGTGCGCCCATTTCGTCTGTGTCACCATAATAGTTTTGTTGTTTGCGTTCTTTACTTAATTCTGCCGTGCTTTGATAGCCTGGTAGACTTTTAAAATTGCGGGCTCTGAATTGTCTCATATGTACTATTTCGTGCAGTACAACATCAGCAAATCTAGTGGCCATACGTTTGAAACGATAATCGGTTAATTTAAGTTTTGAATCCTTAGGATTATAGTTAAAATTAACTTCTATGCAGGGCTTACTTTGCTTGTCTAAATGACTGTAGTAACACCCGCCCATAAACACATAACCGGGGGTAGTAGGGCTGTACAAGCACTTTTTTAATTTAAGCGGCATATGAGCTTTAATATGCTTGTTGATGCGCTTTTGTATTTGTCCTGGAGATAAGTCTTTCCCTACGATTTCACCGTTAAGTGAATAGAACATAGAGTACAGGTTACTGCGGGTTAGTTCCGACCAATCGAATGGTAGTTGGGCCATAGCACACTCCTAGACATAGCTATTTATAGTGTACTACGGCTTACCATTATATACGCACTTTATGGCTATCTATACCAAAGTACTTTTGTTTGATCAGATACAACTGCTAGAATTGGTATTCCAAGAAAGCATAGCCAAAACATCAAAGGACCAAACATCCAAGAAGCAAGTAATCCTAGGAAAAAACCGCCTACAAGTCCTCCAAAAAAAGCACCAATTTTAGCACCTACACTATCGTCAATTTCTACACGCCTTTCAGCATGACAATTTCTACAGATACTAGCGCCTTCATATTGAGGTGTTGCACAAAATCCACACTTTTCTCCGGCTTCTGCTCCCATGTTAGTTCCTATCGTTTAGTTACAATCTCGTCGATCAATCCAAAATCAAGTGCTTCTTGGGCACTCATAAAGTTATCCCGTTCCATAGCATTGTAAAACTCTTCAAAAGTTTTACCCTTAGAATTATGGTTAACATAAATTTGAGTGAGATTTTGTTTCATCTTCAAAATCTCTTTTACTTGGATTTCCATATCTGTAGCCTGTCCGCCAGCACCACCCGATGGTTGGTGAATCATGTGTCTAGCGTTTGGTAGCATTTTACGCTTGCCAGGAGCACCAGCAGTAGCAAGCAAACTTCCCATACTACAGGCTTGGCCCATGACGATTGTGGATACATCAGGCTTAATGAATTGCATAGTATCGTAAATAGCCATGCCCGCTGTAACTACACCGCCCGGGCTATTGATAAAAAAGTTAATGTCTTCATTGCCCTGACTTTCTAAAAATAACAACTGTGCTACAATCAAACTAGCTGAATGTTCGTTTACATCTGTATCCAGCATAACAATACGGTCCTTTAACAAGCGACTGTAAATATCATAACTACGTTCTCCGCGAGCTTCTTGCTCGATTACCATCGGCACTAAATTAGGCATCTTATTCCTCTATTTTATCTAATGAATGAAAACTTTGAAAGGGCGCTTTATACACTGAGTAATTAATTGCTTCACTTAGTGTATTAAAAATCTTTGTTTGTAATGAGTTGAGTAACCAGTATTTTAATTTATACATTCTTTTTTACAAACGGTTCTAAATTTGGTGGAACCCAACCTACTGGCTTTAACACCTTGCCGTCCTCACGCTTACGCACGAGTCCAGTCTCTTTATCAATCTTAGCAAAGTTAGTTGACATAACTTCACGCCATGCACCTTCAGCATCAAACCCTGCACTATGGATAGCACCAATTGTAACAACTAGAATATCAACGAGTGCATCTAGTGTTTCAACTGTGTCATTATTATTGATAGCTTCTTTGAGTTCTTTAAACTCTTCTTCGATTAAATTGACATAAAGCGCAAACTGGTCTTTATTAAAAGTGTCAACTGTTTGGCCACAGGCCTTCATAAACTTTTCTTGATCTCTAAACGGATTCATTCTTCTTCCTCGATGCCTTCGTATTCGGCAAGTTGTTTTTGGAAAGTCTTTAACTGCTCAATCAAATTAGTAATGCCGCCATAGTTCATAGTGATAGCACTATAACCCATTTTGAACTCTAGCCTGTTGTCACTGTTCATTCCTAGCGTGTAATAAGTCACAGTAGGCTTCTTAGGTTCTGGAATATATCCACCGCCATCTCCACCACCATGTTCAGGCTCTTTAGGAAATGGAACTACGTTATTAGGTTTCTTAAAAAATAATTTATCAAACATATGATTCTCTCTCATATTAAGCCAGCGAGCTAGCGGATTACAAATTAACGGTAATGACATCAGAAATATCCATACCGTCTGTGTACACCAAGTATACTGTCTATAGGGACTGTTTACAACCAATACGACTGAACTAATATAAAATACACCGCACCAGAACAGCCAATGCCCTCCAGTGCGGTCAAACAATTTCATTTTACTTGCCTACGTTGATGAACGGTACAACACCTGACATAGTGCTAGGCAACTTGCCATCCCACTTTTCAATTGCCTGCAACTGAACATATTGTGCGCCACCATTTGACTGGATAGCCTGTGCTTGGATAGCAATAGCCTTAGCTTCACCATCTGCTTGTGCAATACGTTGTTCAGCTTCTACTTTGATACGAGCCAAGTCTTGTTCAGCCTTTTGCTTGTTCTGTGTAGCAATAACTTTCTGTTCAACAGCCGCTTGGTACTCTTGGCTGAATCCAAAGTTAACCAAACTGATTTCACTAATGTCCAAACCATACTTGCCTACTTTGTTTTGTAGTTCAGTATGGATAGCAGAGCTAACTTCATCACGCTTGGTTACCAATTCTTCACTATTATAGTGGGCAGTGGTAGCTTTGAATGATTCGTTAATAGCTGGCAACAGGATCTTGTTTTCCAAATCTAGTCCAAACTCCTTGTACATAGTAGCCGCTTTGGCACCATCAATGCGATAGTTAACCACAATGTCTGTATGTACAACCTGCAAGTCCTTAGTACCCGCTTGAGCACCTTTCAAGTCTGCTTTTACAACACGAACTTCAACTTCCTTGACCTGACTGATTGGGTTTACAAAATGCAAACCTTCACTTAAAGTTTCTGGATTAACAGTACCTAGCGTAACCTGTACACCGATATAACCTGCTGGAACGATTGTAAATGATTCAAACAATGTAAACAAGATTACAGGCAACAAAGACAATACCCAAAGACGTTTGAGCATACTTGGATGTGCTTTGATACTATCTGTATCTTCTTTATAACGCTTAGCCGACTCAATAGCGTTTTCATAATTAGTTTTATTGTTGTAATCAATCAAGGCAAGCCCTGCCAAGACTACAATACCGAGTAATACTCCGAGAACGATTGTGAACATATTTTTCCTTAATTAAGTTCTTTAAATGCTTGTTCTTGGCGACTAGCCGCAAACTCACGTTGTTTAGCTTCTTCTTTTGCACGGCGCAAAATGTTAGCGTCACCTGTAGGCAATGCTACCAAAACGTATACACGGAAACGAGTTCCTTCTGCTACACGCTTGATTTCTTTAACTTCAACGCCTGTAAGGTCTACAGTTGAGCAACTGGTACGCATAGCCATTTCTGACATTTCTGTACTTGCACGTTCGCTATCTGTACGATAGATCTTTGTACGTTGACTTACAGTACCGCCTGCCGCCATACAAATCTTGCCATAAGCATCTGCTTTGGCTTTGATATCAGCCATGCTAAAGTCTGAACTTACAGCACTACCGGCTTCGTAAACAGCACTATTACTCAGTGGAGGTTGTGACATCCACTTTGGTGCTTGATCAATTGCACGTTCGACATAACGTTCTTGACGTTCGCGTTCGTTATCAGCACGTTTTTGATACGGATCAGTTGTACCACAAGCCGCAAGAATTGCAACTACAGGAACTAGCAATAACATCTTTTTCATTTTGAACCACCCATCTTTTCTTTTGTCCACTCTGCTGTGGATTGAATATCCTTACCTACACCTGCTACTGTTGAGCAAGCGGCAAGGGCCGAAATCAAAATAAGAGCAACTACCATTCTCATTTTGCTAACTCCTGACTTTGTGTTTTAACTGTGTCTACACCTTTGTCTAACATACGAGCAATACCGCTGAACCCAACAGTAGCCAGTATCAATCCAAAGATAGTGCCTGCTATAAATGCCTTCATAAGTGCCTCTCTGTGTGTTTAAAATTTAATTGTACATGAAACCGTGCCAAACGTCAACCTTCAGATTTACCAATCGTGTCCTTGTATCTACATTCGATATTGGCATGACTATTAAACTTGCCGGGTAAATTCAAAAGAAGATTCTTACGTCCGTTTTCTCTAGCATAATAACAGATACTGTTCATCTGTTCAAGACCGGTTTCGGTTTGATCCACATGATGCATTTGTCCATCTACAGCAATATCATAATGCGCTGTACATTCATTGTTTAAGCCAAATTCAAAACGTTCTTCTTCTAGATTGGTAATCTGCCCAACATCGTGTTCGGCAACCAAATGACTATCTACATCAATATTGCACCCGTCTTTATCGTAGACTTTTGGTGCTTCAACCGAAGTAGTTTGGGGCAAAGCAGTAGGAGGATACGGAGCAAGATTGATATCAGAATGTCCAGTTATCCAAAGAAAAAAGATTAGTAGAACTGCGTACCACATAATTTAATACTTTCTATCAGTTACGATAAAAGTATTATAACTGAATTAGCGGTACTTGTCATCCAATTCGACGCTCGAAAGTCCAGCAATAGTTTGGAACTTTTCCCAAGCCTTTTTAGCGGCAGGATTTTTGGCTAGCTCACTATTTGGTAATACTGCTTCTAACCAAATTTCTGGACGGCGACTAGGGTGCGCACCAAACTTACGTGGCTGGTGTAGTTTACCAGTTTCCCAAAGTTCAATGCTTACACTACGAAAACGGTCTTCGTCTTCATCGGCATAGTTAGCCCACTCTGGATTACTCCACGGACTGTAGCCATGATATCCGGTCCAAATTCCTGCCCACTGTTCATCATCGTGCGGATCAAAATCTGTACGAGCAATAACAATGAGAACATCGTCGATATCTACCACGCCATCGACGATGTCTCGAACACAACGGCTATAACTAAGTCCGATTTTCATTTTGTTGAATCTTCAAGTTCTTTAATACGACCTTCAAGTTGCTTGACAGCACTTTCTAGTTTTTCAATATGATCAGCTACCTGCTTCATAAACTCGGCAGTATTTTCGCCTGTTACTCTTAGCATATCTGGTACACTAACTACTTGTTCGTTTGTCATTTAAATCTCCAATAAAATGTTAGGGTTCCAGCCAGTGTCCTCACTGTAACCATCGTTTTCGTAACCACGTGGGTTGCATACAACACGAGTCTCACCAATCTTGTAATCAAACGGATGATGAGTATGCCCATGTGTCCACAAGACAATCTGTGGGTGATCCAAAATGAACTCACTCAAGTCACTGTGATATCCACCGTTCATCAATGTGTCGCTGCCATACATTGGGTGGCAACTTTGAAAGCTAGGACTATGATGTCCAACTACAACACACTTCTTGTCCTTGTTCTCACTGAGTACATGACGGAAGTATTGCAGAGTCTTATCATGTCTATGAGCAACGTCTAACGCACTCATAGGAGCATAGCTTCTGTAATCATTACGAATGATACGGAAGTCGTTCATCATACTTTCAATGGCATGCATGGTCAATGGGTCACGTTTGTTCATGTTAGTCCAAAGTGTTCCGCCCATAAACACTACATCATCGATGACCTTAGTGTCTTGTTCCAGCATATACACGTTGGGAAACTTAGCGCATTCGTCACGCATATAATCAATGCCAGCATAAAACTTGCCATTGTAGAATTCATGATTGCCCATGATATAAACTACATGGGGAAACTGAAAACTGCAACGCTTCAAAAAGTCACGGAACCGCTGAGCACGTTCTTGCCTACGACCCAAACCAGTACCATTAGCAATAGCCCGTTGATCAGCTGTATTGCTAGGCTCAGGATGATCGTGGAGATCCTGGGCGATCATAATATCGCCACCAAGGATCAGTACATCATAGTTCTGATCATTTTGAATGTTGACGTCACTGAACTCTAAATGGAGATCACTGACCAGTTTGATTCTCATTTTCGTTTTCCATGTTCTCCAAAGACTGTTCCCACATTCTTTGGTCAAAAGATTTATCTACTGGGAATTTTGGTAACCCGTTTTGCTCTGCCCATTGTTTGGCATCTTCTTTATTATACTCGCCTTTTTCAACTTTGTCAATAAATGATTTGAGCATTTTATTCATCCAATCATTGAAAGTCATGTTTTCGGCATGAGCACATTTGAAAGCAAACATCAACAAGTCATCTGGCAAGTCCAAAGGAATGCTTATGTCTGTGGAATAGTCTTCACCTGCCTTAATAGCAAGACACTTAGAAATAAAGTCGTCGTCGACTTCTAAATCAACATACTCAACATCGTCCCATGCTTCGTTTAAGCTGATTCCACGAGCTTCAGCTTCTTTACGATGCTTGGCCTGCTTATTCTCAGCAATCATACGATAAGCACGTTTGTTGGTATAGTCACATACTTCTACTTCATATACCTTTTGTGTCTTAGTACTGAATACAATATTAAAACTCCAGCCGCCTTTATCGTGAAGACCATTCCAACTAGACAGTTGGTAGGCATTAGGTCCATAGCATGACCAGGTATAATCACCACCTTCGGTGATTCGATAGTCTACCAACTCCATCCATTCTTTCATTGTAATCATTGTTCGAATCCTTCCTTAAGAATTTTCTGTTCTTCCAATTCATCTTCAGGCGTATCAAAATCCTGACCGCCATGTTCTATGCATACAGTTTTAATCCATCCGCCGGGTGTTTGTGTTCCAGGCTTACCACATTCTTCACAAGTAACTCCTGACATAGACTCTGCCATGGACACTAGTCCTCGAATGTAGTCATCTCCGCCTTGGTAGTAAAAACGTAATGTACCAAACTTTTCCTTAACCTGATCTAAAGTTACCTGCGGAATAGGTTCGGGAATAGCTACAGGGTACTGATCAATAAGTTGTTGTCTACGCTTTTCTTTGTACTCTTGATTAATCATATCCTTGTACTCTTCATCAAACAATGTAGAGTCGCCGGCCTTGAGTTGTTCAGCTATTCGGTTAAATTTGATAGATACCTCTCGCTGACGTTCCTTCCAATCAAGGTGATGTTGGATATTACCCATAAGTTGATTAAGGATTTGAAACCAGCCATCGCCACATTCAAAACCCCAACACATACAAGTCTCTTGCATTGGCTTGTTGCGGTTAACCATCATCTTTGGGTATACCTTACATAAGTATTCGTCTAGTTCTTTTTTCATTTTATATCATCCGATGTTTCTGGAAAGTGACTAATAATCAAATCCAGTGCTTCAATAGTACGCATGTTAATTACTACATCCTCTGGGTGTAACCAATAGCCATCTGGGTTATTATCTGTCTTTGGATTCTTCTTCCAATTCTTTAATTCTTTTTTAAGATACGCACGATAGTCTTTCAAGTTAAGACTAGTAATGCGATCAGCAGTTTCACCATCAATCCATTGGTAAGGTTTGTGTTTTGCCTTGCTCATTAGTATACCTCTTTGGTTATAGTATATTCCTCTTTAGGCCATTTGGCCTTAAACTCATCTGTCTTTACATATTCATTGTATGCCTTGGCATCAAAGAATACTTTGGTAAATTCTGTTGCATAACTACCGCGCTTGGTAATTGTTAAGTAAACCGATTTAGCTGTACCTGCCATTACTGTGCCGCTTTCACAAAGTTAAGTCTAGTTTCATCATTTCCATGTTTCCAATGTTTACTATGATCCTTGACCTTAGCTTTAACAATGACACATGGACCGCGTTTTAATTCTGTTTGGCTCATCCAAGAAACCATTTTGTTGTTTATTATAGCACAAATATTCCAGCCTGTAAAGTTCTTAGACTTAATTACTTCTAATATTTCGCAATCTAAATCTGCCAAACGATCACCAACTGCCGCCAGCCAACCTGCTTCAACAGTTCGTGCGGCCTTCTTAACTTGGTTGTGTACAGCATCCTTGGCCTGCACACTGGGCAAACAGGCAATCCAACCAAATTCATTTTCTTTAACTGTGTCACTGCCTAGCAGGCTATTGACTTTGGTTAGGAATTCGTTTTCACCTTCGATAGCTATAAACACTAGACGCTTGTAATACTTGCGAATTTCTTCTGCACGAGCAACATCTTCGGGTTCAACTTTAAGTACCTTGGTGTCAGGTATGACCATTTTGTTATCTAATGTATAAAGCATTAGGGTTTTGTTGGCCTGTTTGGTATACATGTATACTCCATCGTCGGCATACACACCTTCGGGAACTTTAAGATATTCTCCGTTGATTCGCTGTGCCGCACAGGCTAGTTCTAATACCTGCTGTGTGGGAAACTCTTTTGGTTGCATATCGCTCTCTGTATGAGTTAATATACAAGTATTTTACATGAATATGAGTTCTTTGTCAAGTCGATCTAAATGCTGATAGACTTTTTTGGCAATGCGTTTGGTTATTTCGTTTAAGCCAAAATGCTGAATATATGCACGAAGCATTGGGCTAGATAAATTGGATCCTGTGCGCATCTTGCTCATTATGCTAATCCTGCTCAAATTTCTACGAGCACGGTCCTTATCCATAGTTCTTAATAGTTCGATAGCTATGCTTACACTATAAGCATCCATTTCATCATAACTGGCTAGGTATCCGTCATAAGGACTAAAACTGGCTGTATAGTAATCGATAAAACTTCTGCGACTGCTTTGATATTGATGACGGTATTCGTGTACAACTGCATCATATATTTCTATGAGAAAACTAGTTATTTGATGTTGCCCAAATTCTTCTGTGCCCGTCAAGTTGTGATGCACAACAATTTCTATAGGAGTTTCTCCATGCAAGTCGCTTTCGCTGTCATAGTAGGCCATAACATACCACTTGTCTGGATCCCAGTCTTTTTCACGTTTGGTTTTAATTACTAGATCAAAATCATTTTTTTTGAATGTGCGTCTAGTTAATGATATTAATTTTTTGAAGTTTGTTAGATCAGGACTCTTTTCTCGAACACTTTTACAAACTTGGTTTACGCGATCGAGAATGATGTTCATGTTATAACCTATATGTTATTCTGCCTTTGCTTAGATCATAGACGCTGACTTCTAGTTTAACGCTATCACCTAAGATGATCCTGATTTTGTTTTGCTTTAGTTTACCGCCCATATAGCAAAGCAAGGGCTTGTCCATATCTCCTACCTTGACTCTAAACATATTGCCAGGTAGCACTTCTTCAATTGTGCCTGTAAATTCTAATACGTCGTCTTTATTGCTCATCTTTTACTTTTGTTATGCTCCAAGAGCCATCTCCGTTATCTGTCCACTCAAGTGTGTCTCCTTCTTTCCAGCCTTGTAGGTCTAGCAATTCTTGTGGTAATGGCAGTACTACGTCTCCGCTACCGTCATCTGCTTCTTCAACTGTTATAGTCCAATGTGTCATAATAATATTTAACCTTACACTTTGTCATCGTCCCAAGGAACCGGAAACCATCCCAAACGGTTAAAGTCCTTTTCAACTTCTTCAGTGATAACACCTTCGGACACATACTTAGTACGTTCAAAATACTCGGCATCTTCTTTGCCGTCGATACTCAAACCGCCTCTAATACCGGAACAGTACCAGTCCATGTAGTCACCGCCCTTGCCTTGCCAATCGGCAACTTTGCCGCCGGCACTTCGCCAGCTACAATGCCACAAGTCTTTTTTGTCATCTTGTCTTAATGCTGGCACTAGTTCCCTAGGGCACCAACGCATATTACAAAATGCCGCATAGACATTTTGAGCATAGTCGTCACGAGTGCGGATCTTGTTTAGGATCTCATCATCGCGCCAAATTTCTTCTTCTAAATTTCTCAATGCCAAGATCCTTGAAAACAGTGACGAGTTTCATGTCCTAGTGTATGCATATTAGTAGCCTTGCCTGTAACTATAGTACAGACGTTTTCACCTTTATCATTCTTATCCCAAAAGCTACAGGCCTCAACAGCATATCCAAAACCACCAAACTTACGTTTACGGCTTTCACTTTCGCAACGAGCTTGTACATTATCTACACTGATCCAAGTAATAGTAGTTTGACTAACCTTGTTATCTGATGTAGGAAAATTATGTTCGGGATTTTCGTCATACGCAAATACGTTAGTACTTGCTAACATTACTGCTATTAAGATTGCCTTTTTCATACTAGCCTTTCTGGTTGCCTAAATTGGTGTGGACGGGAAGATTCGAACTTCCAAAGTCACTCAATGAGCTAGACCCGTTCCCTCCGTTCAGCTGGGGGACAGCTTACTAGGAGGAGGTTTACCAAGTTACACTCACGTCCACGTATGTATTATATATTAGATTTGGACGCAAGTCAACCTTATTTGGATTAAGGATATGTGGCTAATGTTTCGTATGTAACAGTTTCGGTAATTGTAAAACCGTTGTGATGTACTTTTCTATCTTTGGTAGTTGCTGTGATTCTAGCATCGGCTAGGAATTCATCTTTTGATGCTTCGTCTTTATAGATAATGATATTATGAACAGTGAGCGAACCAGTAGCATCTTCGGTTCTATGTATATCTAGTATTTTACCAGTAGAGATGTAATTTGTTTGTATATACTCTCTCACCGAAGCATCCGTTACAAAAAATGGATGTGAAAGATTTGATCTGGTCATTGTAATAGTTTGTTTAATTGGCATACGAATCTCCGATAGACAAATTATTTATCAAGAAAAATTACTCATAAATAATTTTATGGTACCTTATTTAATTAACAACCAACCCTATCTTAATTTAGAATCCGAGGTTGACTTAGCAGGATTAGAAGCTATAGAATTGGATATAGCACTAGGTTTGACTAAATCTAGACATCTTATAGTTGATACGGGTTCTAGCTATGAAGCTAGCTATAAAAATGAATGGCAAACTGGAAAGAAAAATCTAATGGATGCTACTTGGGAGGAAGTTTTAAAAGATCCTAATAATCCATTTTACAGCTACTATGAAAAATTAAATTTCAATTTATCTGATTGCAAATTTTTTACCAAATATGCAGGGGAATATCTACAGCTAGGGCAGATGCTGAACCTAAGATGGTGGACTACTCCTAAAGGTTTTAATCACAAAGGTAGGGCTAATATGTGCAAGGACACAGAAGCTTACCAATATTTTCCATCATTAAAGGAATGGATCAATAATCAAAAGATTTTTACGGAGATAGGCAGGGTAGTGTTTTTTCTAAACGGCCCAGGTGAAGAACCTATAATCCATTGGGATAGATATTTCGGTACTAGAGAACATTACATTTTAATTAACCTGCATCCTGGCACTAGAAAAAATACTTTTATTATAGATAATAATGGTAATAAACTTTTTGTAGAACCTAAAGTTTATTATTTTGATACAAGAAATTATCACGGCACAACCGGTTTAGGATTCCCATCTTGGACTTTAAGGATAGACGGACAATTTAATCCTGCGTGGGCTAGCAAAATGCAATTAAGTGATTAGAACATTGTCAAAAAGATGTATAGAATCTTTTTCAATTAATTCATTTAATTCTCGGGTAGGAATTCCAGTTATACGTATTTGGCGGCGTCTACTTGTGACCAATGGAACTCCGTGGAAAAAGTAATCATTAAACATGTAAACTTTATCGTTTACTTTATACGGAATACCTGTATCGGAGTCTAATGAATAAAAGATAGGCGAGCCGCCGTCGGTAAGATTTAAGGTAATACTTATAAAACCTGAATTCCATAATTTGTTAGAATTCAAACTACCACCCTTTTCTTTTAAAAAGTTTAGGTTATCTCTGTGTATACTTGCAAAAGTATTAGGTGCTAAACTAACACAACGTATTCCTATTAATTTAGAAAACGGCAATGATTTAATCCAATCGGTTATTTTTAAATTTTCATATTCGGGTTTAAAAAAATATTCTCCTGAATTTAATAATGTATTACGTAGTGCAACAGATCCTAATTTGCTTGCTTCTTTATAATTTGTGTTATCGGTTTGTAATTCTAACATACTAGTAGCCATCCACGAAGCTACTCCTCGTTCGATAATAGTAGAAGAATCGATAGCCTTTACATTGCATGTATCGTATACATCAGTTGGAACCATATTCCATTTTTCATTAATAGGTTTAGTAAGTTCCCAACTCCGAATGCCGTTGGCAATTGCACGACTTCTAGGCAAAATATATTCGTCATATTCTTTTACAAATAAATCTTGATCGAAATCTATGTTAAGTTTAGCATAGATAATATTTTCTAATTTCATAATGGACTTAAATTATTTATAGCCTGCTCATAAGTTATTTGCCATTCACCTATGAAGTATGGAAAAGTTGCCAGTATACGTTCACGCATTGGTATGTTAATTTTGGCAAGTTTTTCAAATCCTGTGTATTTGTCTCTTATTTCAAATTCAGGATAATGTTTTTTGTAAAATGAGTGTTTAAATTTATCGTTGCTCCAGTAGTCTGTTTTGTCATTGATCAAATCCAAAGTCATTTCATCTTTAAGACAACTTAATATTTGTTCAGGACTAAATTGATGAAAACCAGGAATGCCAGGTATTTGATTAAAAATCCAATATTTGTTCCAACTACAGATACGTTCTTTTTCTTGAAAGCACCATTTGCCTAAATATTTTACTACTACAGGTTCACCTTGACCTAGTATAGTAAAATTTGGTATTTGTTTTGCTAACCATAAACTTGTAGCACGTTCGCAGGTAGTTTGATAAGATTTTACAGTATTTTCAAACTCAGAAGATAATAAGTATTCTTCCACATCTAGATCATAAAAATCTATATCTATATTATGATACTGACAAAATTTTATAGCATAATCTATATCGTGTTTGTTCTTGCCGTCTTTAAAACGCATAACTGCGGCACGAAATGGAATACCGGCATCTAATAATGCCCATGCAGTTATTTCGCTATCTGCTCCTCCACTAAGCATTACACTAATATCATCAGTGGCAATATCTGCAATATACTTGGCGGCATATATATTTGCATCTCTAAAATCCATCACAGCATCAGCACGACCATAATCGCAAGTAAATGTCTCAGTAGGACTTGTTCGATTTTTAAACCAGCCAGATTCTTTATAGCCAAATTTAAAATGATTGTTTTTAGTAAATTCAAACATGATGCCTTTCTAGTGATAAGTACTAGGATATTTATAAGGTATTTGTTAGATGAAAAAATTCTATATAGCCGATGTGCCGCTATCTACTACTGTTACTAGTTGGTTGAAATCAAATACGGATTGGGTTGATCTAATGAAATCTGTAAAACCTAGACAGGATCTTCCTCCTGTTTTAGCTTTTAAGATAAACGATTTTGATCCTAACACTCTAGCTAATAGTATTTTGGATGCAACTAAGATATATGGTGACCACGGTTGGAAGTCTGCTGAAGGGGAAGCACCGGGCTATACAGGATTTAGTTTAGTTTATAACCCTAATCAACAAGATGGGTTAGACCCACATTCTAGCACGTTAGGTACTCCTAAAAATACTGTAGACGAATTCTTTTGGAATAAAACTGCCAATCACAAAATATTAAAAGACAGTTACTTTGATGGTTATGGATTTAATGTGCCAACTCCTGCAAGCGAGCATACAGACTTTGGAGTGTTTATGCAACGATGCAAACGCACCCGTGTACGTAGTAGGCTCAGTATACTTAACGGCGAGTACTTTTATGAGTCTCGCAAAGATAAACGTGGTTGGCATAAGGACGAACCTATCTTTGAAAATTTAAGAATTAATATTCCTATTACAACTAACGATCATTATAAATTTGAATTAGAAAATTATGAACCTGCACACTTAGATGTAGGGTGGGCCTACAGTTGGGATACATTTGTGCCGCATAGAGTCTTTAATGAAAAATCAGATCCAAGCCGTCGCATACATATTGTTTTAGGTTTTAGCCCTTGGTGGGACTATTTGCCAGAAGAACAAGCATGGGTACAGAATGAATTCTACGGAGTTAAACATCCATTTGATATGTTAATAGATGGAGATGTATTTGCAGGCATTAGTTTTGATCCTATTAAAAAGGTCTATTGATGTTATTCAAAGATTTTAAAAATTTCTATCAGCCTTATTTTTATGATCAAACATTAGATGTGATCCCAGTTACATCTGCAACTATGGAGCAAGCAAATAGTTGTGAGTTTATCTCAGAGTTTGATCATAGCCAAGTTTCAGATCTTCCACTTAAGGAACTAGTTGAAAAACATATTATTGAATTGCCTAAAGGATTTACATTTATTAGTGCAGGACATGATGCGGATCCAACAGACAAATATCTTCGCCCTATAATATCTAAATTACGACCAGATATAAAATACATTAAACCTGACAGAGAGATTGATTTGGATTTTGTTGAAAAATCTGCAAGTAAGTATTTTTCAAATCATCCTTTTTTAACTCACACATTGGCAACAGTAGAAAGATTGATAAAAGAAGATATACCTTGCGGACGATTTGGACCATTCATCAGGGGAAGTAAAATTTTAGATAAATGGCTTATTCAGGAAATATATGATACTATTCCTATGTATATGATTGGTAATCAATACGCAGATATGGTAGTGCCTAATTTTGTGTTACCGTTCTCAAGGGCATTTATTAAAAACATAAATTTACCAGAATGCAGATATAAAACTAATCAGATAGGCCCTGTAGTGCTTATGATGGCATTGCTAGATGATGTCAGCATCGCTACTCAGCCATTAACTGATGGAGACGATTGGAATTGGTATCCACAACTGGTTAATAGGAATTGGCAACGTCCAACATACTATCAACTAGAGGATTTTATATGTTAATGCGTAGAGCTACATTGCAAGAATGTTTGCCTTTAATTAAAACGGCATGGCCAGATTCTTATCACATTCTTCCAATTGATAATTCTTTTGGG